GAAATTATGGTCAATGAATATTTTAGAACCAAAACACTCATATTGACAGGTATTGCCCAAAGACAGGCCAATGCCATTCAAAAAGAAATACAGAAGCTAAGAGCAGAAGATTTAGCAATACCAATTATTGCAAGGGGCATACAAGAAAAGTTTTCTAATATATTCCGTAACAGAGCAAGATTGATAGCTAGAACAGAAACACATAATGTTGCTTCCTTTGCAAACCACAAATACCATTCCAAAGTTTCTGAAAATCTAGGTATAAATATGAAAAAAAGATGGTGTGCTGTGAATGTAATCTTGTATGTTGATGAAAATGATATTGTCACGTAAGATGGTTTGATTATATAATTGCAAATGCCAATACCAAAACCAAAACAAGGAGAAAGTAGAAGCAAGTTTTTAAGTAGATGTTTAGGAGATAGCACTATGATTGACGAGTATAACGCAAATCAAAGAATGGCTATCTGTTCAAAAGAATACGAAGATTCCAAAGGGAATGATGACGAAAAGGCACGTATCAGGCGTGATGTTTTCACGACCCAAGAGGAAGCTGAAGCAAGATCAAAAGAAATAGGATGTTCAGGTTTCCATTCCCATGAGGAAGATGGAAGGACTGTATTTATGCCATGTGCATCACATGATGCTTATGTATCTGCTGAAGGTAGAGATGTAGCAGGTTATCACGAAGACGAAGATGATAAGAAAAAACCAAAAAAGAAAACAGATTGTGAATGTTTAGAAACCAAGGATTTTGAAGGCGCAGTAGAAGTACCTTTGGAATTGAAGATGGGTCATGAAGAAGATGAGAAAGAAGAAGGTATATTTGAAGGATATGGCTCTGTATTTGATAACACAGATTTAGGCAATGATGTTATAAGAAAAGGAGCATTCACGAAGTCTCTCCGACGTAAGGGTCCTAAGGGCATAAAGTTACTGTATCAACATAAGTCCGATATGCCGATTGGTGTATTTGAAAAAATCTCAGAAGATGAGAAGGGTCTTTACGTCAAAGGACAATTAGCATTACAAACACAAGCAGGAAAAGAAGCATACGAATTGTTGAAAATGGGTGCTCTTTCAGGATTATCAATTGGTTTTAGAACCAATGAAAAAGGATATCACTATGATAAACGTTCTAAGAAACGTATTATTGAAGATGTAGAACTTATGGAAGTATCTTTGGTTACTTTTCCCATGAACCCTAAAGCACAGGTGGACATGGTAAAATCTGAAGATATCACAATAAGAGAATGGGAAAATGGAATGCGAGATGCTTTCAATCTTTCACGTTCTGACTCAAAGGTAGCGGCAAAAGCCGTACACCATGTATTTGAAGAGAAACGTGCCAACGAGATGTTGGCAGGTGAAACAGACAATGCAGAATTGGTAGATGCCATAAAAAACCTTACAAAAACCTTAAAATCTATATAGGAGGAAACTATGGTAGATGAAGTAAAAGAGGTTCTCAATCAGTACGGTCAAGCTTTTGAAGAGTTCAAAAAAAGCAATGACGAGAAACTTGAGAAACTAGAAAAAGGTTTGGATGTGCCAGTAACGTTGACAGACAAAATTGAATGCATTGAAGAAAAAATGAATTCATTAGAGGATATCAACCAGTCTCTTATCCAAACTAAAGAAGCAAACGATAAAATCCAAGAGAAGATGGATATACTTGAAACTATGGCAAAAAGACCAAATGCAGGTATAGACGGAAAAGCTTTGGATGAAACACGTGAAGCTTTTGATTCTTTCTGTAGAAAGGGTCAATACGGTATTACTGACATAGAGAAAAAAGCTCTAACCGTTAGTAATGACACAACTGGTGGGTACTTAGCACCACCTGAATATGTGAGAGAACTGTTAAAAACGGTTACAGAAATTTCACCTATCAGGTCAATTGCTAGGGTTCGTAACACAGGGCAAAGAAGTGTCCAAGTTCCTAAAAGAACTGGTCAGTTTGCTGCACAATGGGTTGCTGAATCTGGTACTAGATCAGAAACTACTGGATACACAGTTGGGCTAGAAGAGATTCCTGCTCACGAATACTATGCATTAGTAGATATTTCTGAACAGGACTTAGAAGACACTGTCTTTGATTTAGAAGCAGAGATGCAATCAGAATTTGCAACACAGTTTGCAAAAGCTGAAGGTACTGCTTTTGTTTCAGGAGATTCAGTTGGAAAACCTGAAGGTATTCTAACTAACTCAAGTGTTAGTTCTGTAAACTCTGGTAACGGTACTGCTCTTACTGCAGATGGGTTAATAACATTAGTCCATTCAATCAAATCTGAATATGCTAGAAGTGGAACATTTGTGTTCAACAGATCAACACTTTCAGCAATTAGAAAATTGAAAGACACTGCAGGTCAATATGTATTTCAAGCAGGAATGATGCTCACAGGTGGAGTAACTAATACAATACTTGGTTACCCATATGTAGAAGCAACTGATATGCCTGATGTAGGTAGCAGTGCAAAACCAATTGTATTTGGTGACTTTGCACGAGCTTACTTAATTATTGACAGAGTTCAGATGTCGGTTTTACGTGACGAAATGACACAAGCAACTACAGGTAATGTGAGATACATTGCTAGACGTAGAGTTGGTGGACAGGTCGTACAAGCGGAAGCCATCGTTAAACAAAACATAAGCGCATAAGGAGGGCATAAATGAAAGACTTAGCAAATAGTATTTCGGTAGTGCAATCATTGGCTCCTGCAGTCAGAACAGCTGATGCCAACGGCACAGGTGTGGACTTGCAAGGGTTTGAAGGTGCAACTGTTGTAGTAGATTCAGGAGCAGAAGGAGATACTCTTTCTGGTTCTGTGAAAATAGATTTCAAATTAGAGGAATCTTCAGACAACTCATCATTCTCCGCTGTTTCTTCGGCAACAGCTGTAACTGATGGTACTGTAGATTCTAATGGAATCTTTTTAACATTGGATGATAATGCAGAAACTCCACAAGTAACTTCTATAGGTTACGTTGGTGGGGCTAGATACATTAGAGTGGTAGCAGATCATACTGGTACACATTCAAATGGTTCGCCTTACGGGGTTACTGTCATTAAAAGCACTCCAAGACACAACGTTGATGCTGATACAAGCTCTACTGTGTAAATAAACTGAGGTGGGGTAGGTTACTACCCCCCTCAATTTGAGGATTAAAAGATGACTAAAAAAAGTTTTAAGATAATTGTTCCAAAACCTGCGGCCGCCAACGAACTTGGTACGGATACAAAATTGTATGAGGCAGATGAGATTGTCACTACAGAAGATGGGGATTGGAAAGACGGGATAATGAAAGCTTTTGTAGAGAACGGTTGGGCTATGGAAACTAAGATAGAAGATGTTTCAGACATAGAGACAACTGAACCTATCAGAGCAAGAAATGATAAAGGTCACTATATTGCAGATGACCCTAGTACCCCCGATGTAAATGAAGCTTATGAGGGAGGTGTTGCTCCAACTAAAACTTCTAAGAAAACTACTAAGAAAAAAACAACAAAGAAAGCAACAAAAACAACAAAGAAATAAAAGGGTAAACCAAACGGTTAAATGGTAGATACCATGCTCAATAAGGGAATTATATGGCAGCAGGGTTTCATCATTTTATTATTGAACAGGGGGCAACCTTTGGCAGAACTCTCACCCTCAAAGATTCCAGTGATGCATTAGTAAATCTTACAGGATATTCTGCCGCAGAAATGGATTTGCGTTTCAACAAAGACGATTCTGCTGAAATTCTTACTTTAACCGTAGCAAACTCAAGAATTGCTCTTGGGGGTGCTGCAGGGACAGTGGTTCTTACCATCTCAGCTACCGATACAGGCAATCTAAGTGTTGGAGATGGTGTATATGATCTTAAATTGACTGCAGGTGATGGCACAGTCTCTAGAATTATGGAGGGTACATTTTCCGTGCGTGGAAATGTAAGTAGGTAATGGCTGTAAGTACAATATCTGTTTCTGATGTCAGCACTACAAATTCAATAACAGTCAACGACAATAATACTATTTCTGTTGTTACTGTAGGCATACAGGGACCAGGCGGACCAAATGCAGTTCTTGGTCGTTCAATCAGAGAAGGTTATACCGCAGGTTCTAGTGATAACGGTGCGGGAATTATTTATGACCATGCAAATGTCAGGTGGTTATCTACTGTAGATTCAGATGCTTCTAGTTTAAATTTTAAGATACCTAACCTTACCTTTTTATCTGGACAGACTGTTACGTCAATATTAGATGAAGATAACTTGGGTAGTAATAGTGCAACAGCACTAGCAACCCAACAATCAATAAAAGCTTATGTAGATGCAGAACTTACGTCACAAGATTTAGATTTTCAAGGTGACAGTGGCGGTGCTTTATCTATTGATTTAGATTCAGAAACCTTAGATATAGCAGGTGGCACTGGTATCAACACCACGGGTTCAGGAAATACTCTTACCGTAGCCATAGATAATACTGTTACAACCCTTACGGGTACACAAACTTTAACTAATAAAACTCTTACCGCTCCTGTATTAAACAATGTACCC